ATTGAAGTATGTATCACAGGACGGATCAGGTCAATACCTGCAGGGTCCAATGCAGTTGGGAAAGCCACTCATTAGGGAGTGGATTGATAAAATTGAAAAGCTATAGGAGGTAATTATGGCTAAGAGAAAAAAGAAAAATAAAAGTCCTTTGGATAAGATCAAGAAACAGCTTGATAAGCTAGAGGCGTTGCACGTGAAGGAAGAAGCGATTATTGAAAATATCAATGAGATCATTGAAGATCAGGAAGATATAAACATGCCGGAGTACGCTGATGTAGGTTGGGAAGGAACGGATTGACCAATCAAGAATTACAATATGACATCTATCAGCCTTTTGGTCCAAGCATACTGAAGACCAAGCTGCCACAGGGATTTACTAATCTTCTTAACACAGAGGCTGATAGGATTCTTTTTGATGAGAAGCTGAGTGAGGAGCATGACTGGAGTCATAACTTGGCAGGCAATGTCAAAAAAGAGATAGCGATTGATCACAATAGGATTCCAAATCTCGCAGAGTTCCTTGTTACAATGTCAAAGGCTTACTACAAGCACACGATTGATAAGGAACCTGTTGAAGGAAGCAAGGTCGGATTTCGGGTATGGGTGGTATCACAAGTGGCGGGGGATTTTAATCCTATGCATATTCACGATGCTAACCTATCCGGCGTTGCTTTTTTAAAGATCCCACCAGGATTTAATGCTGAGTATGAGAAAGAGGACCACCATCCAACAGCTGGATGCCTGGAGTTTCTTGGATCCATACCAAATCATTTTGCAAGACACAGTTATATTGTAAAGCCGGAGGTTGGAGACTTTTATCTGTTTCCCTCCTGGCTGACGCACCAGGTGTATCCGTTTAGGTCAAAGGGTGAGCGAAGGTCGCTTGCCTTTAATGTACACTTTACGCTGGATAATCCAGTGAAAGGAGTTAATGTATAATGGCTAGTGGATGGAAAAAAGAATTTAAGAATACAGGTACTATGCATACACAAGTAAATGGAACCATCAATCGTCCTCCAGGAACTGGTAAGCATTTTATGGGGAGAATACTGCAGCGAATGAATAAAAAGTTTAAGAGGAAGAAGAAGCGTGGTTGATACGACGAGATATAAGAGTGTAGCTATAAAGATTCCCTATTATGACGCTTTGGTTGAATTAGGGAGGAGCATGCATCGTGGCCCAGGTCAACAAATGATGCATCTCATTAAACAAGAAGTTGGCCTTAAAGGAATGAGAATAAAGAATGAAAGAACTAGTAGACGCAGCAAGAAAGATAAATAAAATCCTACATGAGAGCGAGGACGAAGGCCTAAGCTTCGATGCCACACTGGCCAAGTTGAACAGTGTCAAGGTTCACGGTGTTATGTTTCCAACCCTAATGCTCATGGAAATAATCGATAAGTTTGTAGAAGGATATAAGGACAGACAAAAAAAGGTAGTTGATGACTCTGATGAAATACAGAAGAGGTATGAGGACTATTCAAAGAAATGGAATAATAAAGATTTAAACTAATGAAGCTACCAGATAAAATAAGAATTGGCTACCAGGATATAGTCATTGAGCGTGAGAAAGCCAGCTTTTCAAAGCCGACTGACTCATATGGTGAATATGACCACAGAAAGAACTCAATAACAATACAATCTGAGTTATCTAGTCTTGATGAGGCAAATACTCTCATACATGAAGTACTGCACAGCATATCTTATATTAATTCATTGACAGTGAGTGGACAACCACTTGATACAGAAAATAAGGAAGAGGTAGTGATAAATCAAATAACTAACGGATTGATCCAGGTGTTCAGGGATAATCCATGGCTTACTAATTATCTAAAGGATAAGATAAAATGACACAAACATATGAAATAAACCTATGGGACAATAAAAAGGTCATAAGGAAAGTTGTTCAGCAGTTTGAGAGTGATGAGGAAGTACTGGATTATATAAAAAAAGAATTTGATACACAACCTGATCCTCAATACCCTCAAGTGGATCCTGAAAGAGGATATGTAAGGCCAAAAGCTGCAAAATACATAATAACATGGGCTAAAGTTACTACATATGTAAGGAAGAGAGGACCTCAACGAATACAGTTAAACGAAAAAGAACTAGAGCTACAGGAAACATTAGAGAAATCTATAACACCTGAGACCATTAATGACTGGGGTAGAGGAGAAATGTTAAGAATGGTAAGGAAAGACTATTGGTCAAATCCTAAAGGAAAAGGGTTGAAGGATATAAGATAATATGCTACGTTACATGATGGTATTGGCGAGGTATTATGAGTGTTAAGAAAGGTTTAACCCCTAAACAACATGAATTTCTTCAACAAATTCAATTATTTATCAAGGAAAATGGGTTTCCTCCATCTTATGAAGAGCTCAAGCAACTCACTGGATTGAAATCTAAGAGTAATGTGCACGCTAAGATGTATGCCCTGAAAAGGCGCGGATATATTGACTTTTTGCCACACTCTAGTAGGTCGATGTACTTGTTATGATTAGTATTGGTATTGGCGCTGGATGCTCGAATGAAAAAAGTTTTTTTCAAAAAGTAAATTTTTGCCAATACCGTAATACCATTCTCAATTCTCTATATGGAGTAAGGGATACCGGGTATTGGCAAGTATTGGCAGTATGATAAAAACAGGTAAAAAATGATGATTTTGAGGTCAAAATGAGTGAAAAAGATATATATAACAATAAGTTAGCACGATTGGAAGAGAAGGTCGTCCGTAATACCATTGCCAATACCAGAGATATGGCACTGAAATACCCTCGTGGAGCCGATGGACTTACTGAAAAACAAAGGATTTTTGTTGAAATATACACTTCCAACGAGGGTAGAATGACTCCAACTGAGTGTGCTAGACAGTCAGGATATAAGGTTGAACGTGCTGCAACTACAGCTTCAGAGCTTTTGAATATAAAGAAATATCCACGTGTTGTTGCTGCTGTACAGAAGAAGAGAAGTGAATTGTCTGAAACACACAAGGTTGAAATGAATAGGCATATTCAAGAATTAGCTAGACTACGAGATAAGGCATTAGGAGATAAATCACATAGTGCTGCAATCAATGCTGAGCGATTGCGTGGTCAAGCTGCAGGATTATATATTGAGCGTAAGGAGATTAGAACAGGCTCGATTGATTCTATGTCTCGTGAAGACGTATTAAAACAATTAAAGGAATTAGGATTAGATGGAAAATTCAAAAAAGAAAATAATAAAACTATCCTATCGCTCGAAGAGAAATCCAATAGCGAAGGACCTAAGGACATCACCCCAGTACAAGCAGAGGATAGTGAAGGACAAGACGGTTTATGACCGTAAAAACAGAAACAAACTTCTACAAGAATTTCAAGAAATGTTTAGAAAATGGGAGTGATAAATATATTGTAACACGCATTGAGTCTTACGTTACTCCAGGATTCCCAGATTGCTTGATATATCATAATGATGTTGGATTTTTTACTGTTGAATTGAAGGTTGTAAGACGTAATAAGAAAGGTATTGGCAGAGTATTGGTTTCAGCCTTTCAAGCGGCCTGGAATACACTTCATATGATTCATGGTGCACCTGTATTTATCTTAATACATGATCCCGGTCGGGAGTCCACGAAACTCTTTCCAAGCTCCAAACTCCTTGAACTCCGCGATAAAGACTATGATTCAGTGGACGGCTGCCTGTGGGCCGGAGCACTGGGCCCGGGATTCGCTGCCGAACTCCCCAAACTCCTTAAACTCCCGTAAAACAGCCACTTTATATTGGACATCCGACGCTGGTCCTGGATCACCGGGCGCGCCGGGGATTTCCTGACGGGAAAATAATCAAAACAGATGTTGCATTGTGGATAACTTTATGCTATAATAAGGGTAGAAATAGAATGGTTGTAAACTAGTCAAACCAAGATACAACTTGAAACAACTCTTGGCATTCTGTTTCTAGAAATAGAACTGGAGTATATATGGATCAAGATCTAATACGTGTATTAGAAAGAATTGCTAATGCAATAGAAGAAAGCAATGACACACTAAGTGCTATTGCCTCACATTACGACAGCGTGGTGCCAGTAATGAAAAGAAATGCCGATAGGTCAGAAGAGATGGCTAAGGCGCAAGAGGAAGGATTTGCACAAGGGTTTAAAAATATATTTAGACCTGCAGAAAACTAAAACTCCCAAACTCCCCTATAACCACCAACTTGATGTTGGTGGTCTGGGGGTGTGAATTGAGCACCGGGCCCGCAGGGACAGTAACTCCCAAACTCCTTTGATAAAACCCAAGGTTTCTGGGATTTAGTATTGGGGCTAATTAGTTCCCGGCGCGCGATCCCGTTAACACGGAGAAACGGAATGGCGGAAATCAGCGATTTATTTTCCTGTTGACAGAAGGCGAAAGCCCAGGTACTTTAGAGATGACCTGTAAAAGCAGGTAGAAAGAGAAGGGTATATGGATT